AAAAGCAGCAACTCCTTCTGGAGTATCAGTGTCATGTTTTTTGTAAAGGTCTTGTTGGAATTTAGCCATTAAGGGCTTTATTCTGACCTCAGCTTCTAATTGTAGTTTTCTAACTAAAGGGTCGTTTGTAACTTCAGTTTGAATTGCTTCATCTAGTTTTTTTGAAAGTAAAGCATCGTCTGTTATCTCTGCAAAGTTAATACCTTCAGTATTATCTCCGTCTTCCTGAGGCTGTATGTATTTTTTATCAAAAGCAGTAACAGCTTCAACTGTAGGAACTAAATCAATTGCTTTTACTTTTTGTACTCTATTCTCTCCTGTAAAAAAAGTTGAAAAAGCGCTTTCATCTTGTATGTCAAATTTACCTTCGTCAAAAGAAGCCTCTAATTTTTTTCTTTCTTCATTAAGCTTAGTCCACTCTTCTTTAGATAGTTTTCCTTCTGGATCAGCCACTACGTATTTACCTACTGCTGATTTGCCAACAATTGGGTTTCTACCTTCTTTTTGAAGTCTTTCTTTTAATTCTTTAATAGACTCACCATCTTTTCTTGCAACTCTATCTCTACCTGGGCTGTATTGATCTGTCTTATATATGCTTTTATTAGCTGTTAACTTATTTGTAAGATCTTTATGTTTTTTGTAGTTTGAAAACTGCTCTTCATTTCCATTAAAATCATCTAAATCAAGAGTTCCATCACCTTTTACATCTGTCCCTTTAACGATTCCTTGTTCCAACTCTCTATCAGTTGAAGTATTTTTTCGTGTTGAATTCTTATCTGCTTTTATATTTTCTAATTGACTCCACTTATCCACAGTGTTTACGTAGTCAATTTCTGATTCAACTTTGTTAACTAAAGGTGTTGAGTTTTTTATTTCTTCTTCAAGTTTTTTAGCTTCTTCAATTTGTTTAGCATTAGCTAATTTTCTAGCTTCTTCTTGCTCTTGTCTAGCATATTTAGCTTTAAAATAACCTTCTTTGTCAAAATCACTATGACCAAATTGACTAGCTATTGAAGCTTGAGCTATTCCTTTAGCTTTAATCCAATCAGTGTCATCTGGTTTTTTAGTATAATAATCGCCTTTACCTTCTTCGTTTACTTCATACTTGTATTCATAACCATGATCACTGTAAACTTGACCAGGCTTAGCATTTAAAGCTTGTTCTTTTTCAGTAATTACCTCAAGCTCTTGAGGCTGTGATGGTCCACTTTCCGATTCGGATCCTGTATTGTTTTCTGACTCTACGTTCGGATCCTGCGTCGTGGAGTCGGTGTTCTTTACTTGCTCAGCTACAACTTCAGTTTTCTTCTCTTGTTTTTGTTTAGCCTTAAAAGCTAAAACCATATTGTACATTTCTGTCTGAGAGTAATTTTGATCAACTAAAGATCTAGCATATTCACCTACTGTCATTTGAATTAATTTAATTTGTTATCTTGTAAAAACTTATCAGACTTAGCTTGTTTTGCTTGTTCTAAATCAAATACTGCAGCATCTTGTTCTACTGTTGGTAATTTTTGAGTTATAAATTGTTTTAAATAATTATTCATAAAATATTGTGTGTATTTTTTTTCAAATAATTCTTTTTTTCTTTGGTCTAATGGCAAGTGTTTTTCGTAAGACCAAGAAGTAGATCCAGCGTTAGCGTTCTGAGCCATCTGATCATCTTCTTCAACACTAGAACCTTTAGATATAAACACATTCCACGCGGCTATAACTTCTTGCTCTTGCTGCAATAAACCAGCGACTTCAGCATTTATAAAAGGTTTAACTTTTTTCTCTATTTTATCTAGATCAAACTTAAGTGTGTTTCTACCTTTACCCATTCCTATGTCTATTATTTCATAATCATAAGAACCATCAGAGTTTTTTAATACAAACTCATCAGAGATAGAAGCTCCAGGTAATAAGTTACCTTCCTCGTCTGCTGCTCCTTCAGCCATAACACCAACGTCTGTTAATAGTTTTAACATGTCTTTGTTTATGTCTGGTGTCGTAGCTACAAGATCTGTACCGGAACCTATTAAAGCTAACAAAGTGTTGTTATTTATAATTAACGGAACTTGAAAAAGAGGACCTTCAAAAGTTATACTTTGAGAGCCATCATCAATTAAATTTAAATAAACATTGTATCCTTCTGTTTTAGAAAAACCAGGTTTGTTTGTCATTATAGAATTAGCTACTAAATAAGCATAGTTATTGTTAACATCGTAATACGCATCATCAGTTGTTGCTAATTGATCAACAAGCGTTTGAATAAACTGTAAAGATTTTTTAGGAGCTGCTTCTAGTATTTTAAGTTGCTTATGTTCATAATCACAGTTTTCACTAAGACATTTACCTGAATCTACAGCCATTTTAAATTTAGCATATGCAACACCTGTATTAGCGTAAGCTCCGTCTAATATACCGAAAGTAGTGTCGATGTTTGAAGACACATAGTTACTGTCATAAGCTAAAGCGTTGCTTTTGTTAGTTTGTTTTAAAGAAAGATTGTATAGCGTGTTTTTATTTTCCATTTTATATTTTTATTTACTAACCCAATTTACCGCCTAAACCTCCTGCTATACCAGCAACAGAACCTATAGCTCCTGTTATAGCTGCTGTTTGATCTCTTTGAGCCGCAGCTGCTTGACCTCTTAGTGCTGAAATTTGATTAGAAGTCCTATCAAGTTGTTGCATCTCTCTAGCTTCAGTTTGTCCAAAAACAAATTGTTTTCCAGCAACATCCGCTTGTTGCATCCTTTGCTCTTCAGACATTTTTTGAGTTTGAAGTCTTTGTTCTCCAGCTAATCGCTGTTGATTATTACTAGATTCTTGTCTTTCTATATCAGCTGCAATACCTTTCTTACTTTGAAGAGCGGCTTGTGCTAATGCTGTTGCGCCTCCAGCAGATGCTCCAGTAGCTCTCATTGTATCTAGTGTATTTGCTAAAGCAATATCAGTTTGTTCCATTTGTATTTCTGTGGCTTTAGTTGCTACTGTTAATTTTTCAAATGGATTACTAAGCATTGCGCTCAAGCTAGTAACTCCTTCGTAAGGGTTTATTATTTCTTGGCGATTAGCCTCTAGTCTAGCTAATTTACCTTCTAGCTTTTTAGCTTTTCTTTCGGCTCTTCTTTTAGCTCTTCGAGCTGCACTTGATCCAAAGATACCGCCACCGATACTTACTGCGGCACCTATGCCGGCTGCTACTACAGTCATATTATTTGCTTTTTAATTTTAATTTTTTCTTCATGCTTTCAATACTAATATCTGGATCATCAAAGTCTTTTGCTACAACGTCTTTTAACACGTCTTCTACTGTGGTTTTATCTGTAGCATGCACAGTAATCCAAATGCTGTCTTCATGCATGTATATTAATCTTTTTGTTCCTGGTTTTGTTACGCCATTGTGGGGCGCTTTTATACGTTTAATTCCCTCACTAGTTAATACAGATATATCACCTTTTAATATAAAATAAGGATGTTCTTTTTTATGTATACCGGTAGAAATTATCTGACCTTTAGGCATAAATATTTCTCTAATATATAACCCATCTGCAAATGTATGCTTAAGTGGATTAACTGCGTTAGCAACCTTGTCTTCTCCTGGCGTATTTGGATCACCATAAGAACCTGGTAAGTTTACTAATTGATCTTCAAAGTTCATTATCAACTCTCTAAAACGTTCTATTTGTTCTATTTGTTCTAGTGTATGCTCTTGTTTTACTAAGGAATTATTCATTTAATTAAATTTTAATAACCGTTATTCATATCATAAGCGCTTTCCACAGAGAATAATGTTTTTTCTCCACCTAATTGCGTCGTTAAATCTGTAGACATTTTTACTGTAGCGTAAAAACCTTTAATACCTGATATGTCCTGATTAAATATAATCTCACCTGGATTTGCAGGCGTATTATTTATAAGATTAGCAACATATTTATTTTCTTTTCTGTCAAACCCAGCGTAGTATCTATCTAGTGGTGGAGTTGTAGTACCAAAAACGTTTGTATAGTTTACGTTTGAAACAAAACCGTTGAAAAACAAAGTGCTAAACTGTGTTAAACTAACAGCTCCATCTAAAACTAAAACACCTGTTGAAGTGTTATAAGACACAACGTTTCTTAATGGAAGAATTTGTTCAGAAGTAACTGAATCTCCTGGAAATATATATCCAACAACTGAACCAACATCTAGAGTTATAGTTGTAGAAGCTGTTACGGCCGTGTTGTTTTTAGCTTGACCACTAGTCAAAACATATTCACCATCGTTATAGCTAACTATAGCCGAAGTTACGTCGTTAGACAAGCTCCAGTTTCCTCCAGAGCTAAGTATAGCTTGAGTTTCGTCTGATGTATAAGTATCTAGCTGCCAACCATTACTTCCTTCATACCCTATTGTTTTAAAAGTTTTTGAGTTAGTTGGGTTTGGATTAAAAACAAATGTTATAGACGTTGGATTATCTTTTCCATAATAGTTACCTCTTCTAACGCTTTTGTCATAATGTCTCCATAGCTGAGCAACACCGCTATCGTTCGTTTTAACAGAATAAAAATTATTTCTTAAACTAAACATTTCATCTGGCACGTAATCAAAGAAACTGACCCAGCCTTGAGATCTTTCATCAAAATTTAAAGTTTTGTTTGAAGGTCCTCTTTCTACACTACTTGTTGTTAGCGTGCTTTGAAGAGACAAAACATAATCACTTCCATATATATCGTAAGCACCTAAAGCTTTTCCTCCTGTTGCTATACTACTGGTAAGAGCTAATTCATCTCTAAAAAAGTCTTTCATACCATATGATGATATTTCTTCTATTCCATTTCCAGACAATCTTAATACAACATTATTGTTTTTATCTGTAAAATACTTTTTACTTCCATATATAGCAAAGCTTTCTGGGTTTTTAGATATACCATATTTTCCTAAATAAGGTTGTATGGCTCCTATAACTAAATTGCTAGAGGTTACAGTTCCTCCACCTTCAGCTGAGTATATAGCGTCTTTATCTATTAAGGCTCTACTTACTTTTAATTCTTGAAATATATTAAGATTAGTATCTTCAGAGTATAATTTTTGTATAGAGCCATTTGCTGGATCTAAAGATCTTGTTATGTCTTCACCTACAGAAAAAACATTAGTATTGTTTACGCCTGTTCTAGAATTAAATATTCCAGAATAAATTAATGTATTAAATCTACGAGTACCCATTGGTTCATCTTCTACTATGTATGCTTTAGCTCCATAGTCTACAGAAGTGTTATTATAACCTCCTCTGATTCTAGATTCTTCAACAGCCCAACTAGTAGGTTCATTCATATTTTGCTGCACAGGATAACCTCCTATTACTTCTGGTATTCCAAAAGAACCGTTCCAAACAACTTGCTCATTGCTATTGTTTATCTTTTTAAGTAAAAAGTTATTGAAGTATTTTATTTCTATTATTGCACCTGCCATATTTAATTATTACTTATTTTTGACTATAGTTACTTTATATTATAGAAAACCTATAATCATTGACATTGTTTGGTTTTTCTGCTTGACTTTCAAATGCTATTTTAGTTCCATCAGGGCAAGTCGTATCGCCTCCGTTGTTAGCAACGTATTCAGCTATGCCTTCTGTGGCAGCCTCACTGTCGCCAGGTACTGGTGGATACTGGGTTGGGGAGAAGTAAGTTGCAAACCTTTCCCACTTTGGTCTTCCACCTTGATTAGTCATTGCTGTCCACGGATCATAGCTCCACATTGCCCAAACTTTTTGTAAAGCCTCTATGGTATCACCCTTAGAAAAATACCAAGGACTAAGACCTATATTCATAGCACACGCGTAAGTATATATGATTTGTGGCCCTTGAGTTTGAAAATTCCAAGACTCCTCTAGCGAACTTAAACCGTTCGAATCTCGGCTGTAACCAAAGAATCCACCACCTACAGAATCGTTTGGGTTGTAATAGAAAAACTTATCACCATTATTGTCTTCATTTATAAATTTTATTCTTCCTACTCTCTGATTACCATCACCACCAAGACCAGTAATTCCTTCACTCTGAGTACTTATGGTCCAACCGGTTCCAGCAGTAGTAGTAGTCCCGTTTACGTCTCTAAAAAATTTCATGCAGTTTTGCATTGCATCATCGCCGCCTTCTAAAACAGTGTAACCCCACATATGCGAGCCGGAATCGTAACTAGTTACCGAAACCCTGCCTCTAATATAAGGTGGAAAAGCCCAAGTTGGAATTTGAGCGGCTGTTATTGGCATTGGCCCGGTAATATCCGTAGGTTGTTTTTGAACTTTATGCTGAAAAACATTGCCACCAATAGCTGTATTGAAAGGAATTGTTATAGTATTAGCAGTTGAAACTTGATCATTCAACGAGTACTGCGTCATAGGAAGACTAGGACTGATATATCTAGGGCAGCAATTACCGGCATCTGCAACGGTGTTATCAAAAAACCCTGCTCCGAATAAGTACCAACCTATTTGGTCACTCGTAGCTCCGGTGTCACTTGCTGTAATTCTAAATATAGTAGCAGGATAATGATGGTATATTGAAAAAGGCCCCATGTCGCTTCTTAAACAGTTAGCTCCACACACTACTTCACCTTGATTATCAAAATAATATTGGCTATTATTACCCCAATAAGGGTTGTCTATTGGTATAGCCTTACCTTCTTGAGATTTGTTCCAAAAATTATCTTGATTTAATGTAACTCTCATATCTATTTCAAATTGCTGATATGTTGGAGTTCCACCCGCGTCTTGAAGAGCTATTGTTACGTAAAATATACCAGCAGGCATTAATTCAGGCTGATTAGCAAAATTGTTTTGTAAACTAACACCAATATTTCCATCTTGACTTTGAGTAGCTAGTGTGATTAGCCCAAATATATCTTCACCGTTTATTTGAGCCGGAGGTCCACCTACGCTACCTATTCTTTGATCAAAAATTTGAGGTCCACTAGCGAAATCTAGAGTTTGACTAATATAAGCTAAGTCTCTTGTTGACAAAGCACCACCGGTTATAGTTTCATCTTTATTTGCTGAACCATTGTTTCCATATATAAACGCAATATTAAGCGCGTCTTTTTTAGTTCTAACAGGAACAAAAGCTGGTAGAGGCAAAACAGGTGAGGATCCCGGACCGTACTCTATTGTATCTATATTCGGCACAAGATTGTTTGCTCGTATTAAATAATATTCAGGCGGTACGTTAGCTAAATTAGCTTGTTTAATCACAAAATTATCTTGACCACCTATTCTTATTTTAAAAGTAAAAGTGAACTGTCTTAAAGCTGCGTTATCATCATAGAAAAAAAAGATGTTGTCAAAATAGTTCTGCCCTGTTGATGACGCTCCTGGATTTGCTTGCGATGTAGTTTTTATTTGCCAAGGACCAATGCCAGTTGCACTTGTATCATTTAATATAAAATAATCTCTAACCTGTGTTGTTGATACAAAACCAGCTCCACTAACGCTATCACCGTTTGCGTTTACAACACCTGGTTCAAAATCAACACCTTCTATAGTAACAGTGTCAGGATCTGCACCTGTAGGATTTATTGTTATAGTTTGACCAAAAGTATCTGTAATAACAAAGCCATTACCTGACAATATACTTCCATCTTCTGCTAAACCTTCGTCAAACTGATCAGGATCCCATGTTATATTAGATCCAGCCGGCTGAGATTGATTGTTTAATATAGCGTTATTTAAATCTGATATTAAACCAGAAGTTGATGTTTCCCAAAAAATATCTATAGCACTAGTGGTTGGCTCTGTTTCGTAAACAGCTAGATATTGAATACCCGGTTGAGTAAGCTTAAAAGCTGGAACAACCCCAGATCCACCAGTTGGAATAAATCTATATGTTACGCTTTCAGTTAAGTTAATTGAAACGGTTGGATCTGTTGCATTTTTAAAAGTTATAGTCATTTCACCTTGAACGTTAATGACACTGTTAGATGCAACATAAATACCTTCTGGCACACCTTGCCCAACAACTAAGTAGTTTTCCAAAGCATTTTGACCAGGATTGTTGGATACATTTATAAACGTTCCAGATTGAAGAAACCCACCGGTCGTAGCTTTTATTTCACCAGAAGAAGGAGCATAGTTTACGCTTGCTAATTGACCTATTTGATTTATTGTAGAAATTCTGGCTATTAAAGGATTAGACTCTAGTGAATAAAATTGAGGAAATAAATTAGGTTCCGGAGGATCTATTGGATCATATTCAAAAAGATCGTTTACAGTCGATATAACTGATACCGTGTTTGTTTGTCTTCCAGGATAATACTGTGTGTTACTAGCTCCTTCGTTGTTAGTTGTTATTGCAGTAGACGTGTTTTCTACTCTACCAAATAATTGAACTGAGCTTCTAAATTGTTTTTGGTCTGGTCCTACCTCTGTTAGATCTCTAGGTATTTTATTTATATTATCATTTATTAAAACTGCATGAGAAGTTTGACCAACTTCTAAAGTAGTATCGCCAGGATAAGAAGCCATTATACCTGGTAGATATACATTGTAGTACTCTTGCTCTGTTTGCTTTACAACGATCTTGTAAGAATACCAGCCTAATGGATTGTAGTCGAGACTAGAAACATCTGAATTATATAACTCAGCGTTTATAGGTCTATTCATTAATATTTTTAAAGAATTACCAGGCCAACTAGTCTGGTTATTTGTTTCGTCTATATACGGAGAGTACAAAGTAGATCCAGCGTATTCTACACCATTAACTACAATAGAGGTCTCGTTGTTAGACAATATAACACTAGATTGTCTTCCGTATCTATCTGATAAAACAAAACCAATTTGATAGTTTCTATTCGTTTTTACACTTGAACTAGGATATTCTATCTTACTTGTTGAATTTTCTGTATCAGCTCCTGGTTCTAAAATCAAAACCACATTTCCTCCTGCAGGTAAAGTAACCGCGTTAGTTAATTGTATTATAGCTGGACCAGTAGTATTATTATCTGTAGATGATACAAGTGTTCCAGGTGGAATATTACATCCATACGTATTAGAAGATATAGTATAACCAGCAAACCAATTTTCAGCAGCTTTACTAACGTTTATTGCTATATTTGTAAAAGCAGGGATAGTTGCTCCAGCGCCAGTGTAAGCAGCTGTAATTTGAGCTACTGTAAACGCCGATTTTTCTGTTGAAGCTACATTGTAATCTAAAAAAGCAGGTGGATCTAATTTGTTTTGAAAATTTCCATATATAACCCTATTGCCAGCAACTTCCTGAGCTTGTGCTCTAAGAGGTGTTTTATCGTAAACTCTTATAAGATCAGCTGATGGTAAGGTTTTAGTTGGTTTTGTAGATCTGTATTTATAAACAAAATAATTAGGGCTACCTATTGTTAATAAAACATTGTCATCTAATTGAGCAACAGCTTTGCTTACATTTACACTACCTTCTGATGGACTGCTAGGATCTGTTGGCGTAAAACTTACTATTGTTGTTCCGTCGTCAATTCCAGCACCTACTATAGGGTCTCCAATTGTTATGCCGCCTTGTATATTGTCTATAGCTATAGTTGTTGGATCTCCCACAGTTCCAGATCCTCCTGGAGTTTGAGCTCCACTTGTTAAAGCTATCCCTGATTGTTCTGTTATTTTACCTATAGGAATTGTTTCAACTACCTTAACGGCTATACCGTCAGATTCTTTATATAGTATATCTATTTCTTTTAACTTAAGCCCGGCTTGTATTGTGTAGTTAGTAAAAGGTAAAGGTATTCTTAGGTCAATGCTATTTACTTTGTTTTCTACAAAAAATACAACCGTACTTCTGTAAGACTCAGCTTGATCATCTTTTTGTTGACTACCAGTGTTGCTAGGATTTGTAGGTTTTACTAGCATAAAATAACCATCTTGTTTTGGTATAAAAGCTATTTGAGTAAACGGGGCAAATATAGAATACTCATTGTCAACAAATTTAAATCTATAACTAAATCTAGCAAATATGCTTTGTAAATAATCTGGGTCTCCACTAAACTTAGGATCAAAATAAGGGTTTTGATTAAAAACTATTTTTTGGTTTTCAAGTATAGATATGTTTCCGCTTAATGTTAATTCAAAAGTTCCATTAGGATTAGCAGTCACTGAAACTACAGTAACACCCTGTGGTACTAAAGCGTTTTTAGGTACTTGACCCGATAAATTGTTTTGAATAGATATAGTAGAAGCTCCATTAGATCCATAAGCGCTTGTAGTGCCTTCGTTTATTTCACCTTGTATATTGTCTATTTGTATAACGTTTGTAGCTGTTGCGGCAGCAGAAGCTAAACAAGAGCCTCCGTTAGGAAGAAACAAAGTACTAACATCTTTCATTGTGGTTTCATATGGCACAGGATCTGTAGCACCCAATATGCTTTCTTGCCACATTTCCATACACTTAAATGGATTATACTTTGCTACTGATATTTGGTCTTCTGTTTGATAATAGGTTGGCGCTTGCCCTGTTTCTGGCTGAGCAAGAGAGGTGTTTATAACTCTAGGTTGATTTCTATTGTCTGTAAAAAACAAAAGCTCTTCTAGTATGTTAACTCCTGTTATTAAACTATTTTGTGAAAAATTAAGAAAAGCGCCTTGAACTAATATATAAGACTCATTAGAAAGTATATTTGTAGATATAATAAAGTTTTTTGCAGAAGGACTGTATTCGTACTTGTTTGGGTTTCCGTCATTATAATCTGTAAAAAACAAATAAACAGTGCTATTTATTTCATCAGCAAAACTACCTATACACTTAATATTAGATGATTGAGTTAGTGTTTGGTAATTCTGTATAGCCGCATTACCCAATGAGTTTTCTAAATTACCTACTTGAGAACCTTCAGATTTACTTATTTGTGCGTTTACAGCTTCTCTATATTCACCCTGAGGCAACAAGCGAGCGTCTAAGTCTTTATTCATCTTAGACTTTATAAAAGTATTTTGAACTTTAGCCATTAAATTTTAGTGTTTTATCCATTTAGACTTACCTCTCATCACTTGAACTATTTCTTCTAGCTTGATGTTAGATAATCTTATTTTAGCATTTCTAAGAGCAGCTCTTCTATCTTTTTTAAATCTAGCTATAATTCCTTCAGACGTGTTTGCTCTATTAGCTAGTAAGTTATATGATATACTTAAGTACATAGCTTCTTCAGCCATCTTAGGCACTCTAGTATCTAAGTCATAAGCAAGACCGTCAGATATATATTCTAAAACAATTAACCTGTCTCTTAAGTTACTAGAAAAAGTAAACATACCATCTCTTTCGTTAATTCCAAACCAGCCGTTTACTTGTGATAATTGAGGATCAAGACCATATAGTCTTCCCCAGTCCCATGGACCAGAACCCCACCAATCATCTTGATACATACCGTAAGCTGCGTTGCTAAGTTGATCAAATGCTTGTCCGTTTATAACTCTATCGTCTGCGTCTCTCCATCTTTCTACCGTTAACGATGTTCCTTCTAAATCTTCACCAAAGTTATCTTGAGTTGGTATACCTTTGTTGTCTTGTAGTAATTTAGAGTATGGGTTTGTTGTTAAATTGTTGTTAGGATATATAGGTCTTTTTACACCCATATTGTCAATCCAAGAAATAGCAACATAGTTAACATAGTCTTGTGGCATTACTAATTGTAGACTATCTGGTATAGTAAGTTCTTGAGATTTAATACTTTTTAAAGTATCATAACTAAATTCTTGTAATGATCTTTTAGCCCAAAAAAGTACATCTGATTTTTGCGCTGTCTGTACTATTTTTCCATCACCGACGTAACCAACCATGTAGTTATCTATAATATCCGATAATTTTACATATTGATAAATTCCATAATTTTCTTCAACAGCGTCGCCAAGTGCTTCTTCAGCTATAGTGCTAGCGTATTGTCCACCATCTAACTTTTTTAGCTGTACAACTATAAATAAATTGTCAGCAGGATCTGCTGTAAAAGTAATAGCGTTATTAACAACAGTGTAATCCAGTAGGTATTCTTGCCATTGACCTGGAAAACCCGTGGTGCTAGTATATATTTTAAAATTATTTAAAGCGTATTTAACACTTGTTTGATCATAGCTACCAAATACTAAATCAGTGTCAAAAGTTGTTGTAATGGTAAGAGCGTTACCAGTACCTCTAAAGCCTTGTGCCCCTTGGTAGTATTGTTGATTTGTTTCTGTAACTAATGCCATTTTTTATTAAGATTTTTCGTTAGCTTGTACTTGAGCTACTTCTTGAGAAGCTAAGTCTATTATAGTTGGATCATTTATTATAACTCCAGCGTATTTCAATATACCCATTATAATATTTGTTTGCTCTTGATATACTAGAGAAAATGAATTTGACCTAGCTGGTGAATATATGTATTGACCAGTACCAGGCGTTTGAGTGAAAGCCCAAATAGGTGGCGATGGCGCAACTATGCAGTTAACGCTAACGCTAGATGGTTGAGGAGATATAGTAAGCCCAACTTCTAATAAAGGATTAACAGTTTTTGTACTAGCAAATGCAATTGGAAATTTTTCAGTTGGAGCTGTTAATTTAGATCTAGTTATTTTATTGTAATCAGCTCTGGTAACAAGTTGCGTTATATACTCTCCTCCAAAAGAACTAGCTTGAGGATCGGTGTTTCCAACTAATGAAGAATTATATTTTGATAAAATTTCACCCATCCAATATATTTGACTCTCTTGAATAGAACCTGAGGTTGCGCTACCAGCTACGAAATAATTCCACATTGGTTGTGTAGTTAGCGCATCGTAAAAAAAAGCAAGATCTTTTATGAAAGGAAATATTTTTTCATTTTGATTTTTAAAAATATTAAAAAACTCAGTATTATTTTGAGTGTTGTTTTGGTTTTGACGGTTTAATTGTGTTCCGTCTGGAAAATATGACTCAAATATTTCCAACTGAACTTGCTGTGCTAAATTGTTAAACTCCTGAGGTGTTACATATCCTCTTTGCTCTTTGTTTAATATTTGCAAGACTGTCGTGTATACTGTGTTTACATTTACCATTTATATTTATTTTATATACTAAAAAGGCGGACGAATCCGCCTATATATAGTATCACTTGTTATTTTTGTTTTTTATCTATAGATTTATAGACTTCAACACCTTCATCTGTTTTTAAGAAAGCTGCAAATGCAGAATAAGGATTTTCATCAAAAGGAACGTTCATTAGTTTTCTACCTGTTGATCCCCATGTAAAGGTTCTTTGATCTTGAGAAAGTTTTATTAAATTAGCTTCTTGAGCTTTAATAGCAAAGTTCCTTAATTGAACATTGTCATCTTTAGCTAGTGCTATAAAATTAGAAGGATTGTTTTTAGCAAATAACAATATGTCTCTTTTTAATTCCTTAGAGCTCATAGTGTTTACTGTTGATCCTCTTTCTACTCTTAATATAGCTTCAACTTGATCGATATCCATAGATCTAGCAGCTGTCATAGCATCTATTTCTAAGTGTATAATATCTAAATCATCTTCAGCTTCAGCCATAGCGCTAAACTCTTCGTATACCCTACCTTTTAAAGGGTGATATATAGAAAGTAGTTTTTGCAAAGCTACGTCTTTTTTATTTACTACTAATGTTCCATCTCTAAAACAAATGTGACCCATTGTGCACTCGCCTTTTTGTTCATCTACAAGAGGAGAGTTTTGGTTTGTAGCGTATCTTAATTCTCTTTGTGTTCCCATTTTTTCATCAAAATACAGCAATGAATGTTTTCTTGTATGCTTTCCAGGTATTGTTAATGATAATGGTGACTTATTATTTTTTAAATAATAAATTCTATCTTTTATTTCCCAGTCTAAAACTGGTTGTTCTTTTGTTTTTGACATAATATAATATAATTAAATAGTTTATAAAAGTAATAATTACCCCCGTCAGTACAACGAGGGTAAGAATTACATTAATGTTGACTTATTATAGTCCTTGAAATAATACAAAGTTGTTAGCAGCTTGAGTTACTAAACATCTTTCTGATAGGAAGTTTACTTCCATAGCATCAAGAGTTGAAGTAAATGCTCCACCTGCAGAACCAGTTAACCAAGACTTCATACGTCTGTCATCTCCTTGAGATGCTCTATAACGTACATGCAAGAATGGTCGTCTGATGTTTGTACCTAGTACTTGATCATAAACTGTAGAAGTTCCAGCTGGTACTAATACACCTTCAATTGAATTAACTCCAACGATACCACCACGAGTAGAAGCGTCATTTAAGTATTTCCAATCAGTTTTGTAAAAGTCATAAGAACCTCTTCTGAATCCTGAGAATCCAAGATTTAAAGCCATTTCTTCTGAGTTCTCAAATAAACCAAAAGCAGTTCCACCAGCGAATCCGCCAGAGATGCTTGCTAGCATATCATCAAAATCAAGAGAAGTTTGTCTTTGTAAGAAAAGCATGTTTTCTTCAATAGCACCTTGAGTATCTAAATTTTTAAGAATTGAATCAAAGTCATCAAGTCCAGCAGCAGCAGTAAATCCTACTTCCACGTTACCTCTTGCTCTAATAGCAGCAAATAAACCTTGAGATCCTGGTAAAGCAGCAGCGGCAGTTCCGGGAGCAGCTAAAGCATTCACGTTTAATTCACTTTCTACCATAGACATTTCTAAGTAATCCTCAAATCTTAATCTTGTTTCAGACTCAGCTTTTAGATACCATAAAAATCCAGATTGACCGTCTTCAGTTGCAACTTCAACCCAACCAATTTGAGCCATATCAGATCCGTTGATAACGAATTGATCTCTCAAAATAAGTGGAGAATTAGCAAACTGCGTAAAATCAGGTGTAATTGAAACTCTAGGAGCACTTGCAGTGGCTAAAGTACCACCAGCTGTTATGCTAGTTCCTTTTTGGTAAGCAGAACCGTATACAAATACTTTAACTCCAGCAGCAGCAAGTCCTTGAGCAGCAAAAGTTGAATTAGCAAAAGGTTGTACAATAAAAGCACCGCCTACTCCAGGTGTCGTACCTATTACAATACCTTTAGCTTCAGCTCCAGAAGCTGGATCTAAAAGAACTACTGTGTCATTTATAGATACAACAACTGATACTCCAGCAGCCGTAGGCGTTACTGTAGCGGCGTTGTTAGCACCTGTGGCTACTACTGTACATCCATCGTATGCAACGTGTAGTCTGTTTTGTTCTGACCATATTACTTGATCAGATGTCATTGGCATTTCAGCGCCAACCATTCTTAAGAAGCCTGATAACGTACGGTTTCCGTAACGTTCTACTTCTTGTTCGTAAATTTCTGGTAAATATTGTTGTGCAAAATCATTAGCTCCTTGATCAAACGTTAAATAGTTGTTTGCAAGAGTCTGTTGTAATTGCGAAGGTACAATACTACCAAATTGTGGAGATAAACTCATAATTTGTTAATTTTTTTAGTTAAACCTTTTTGTTTTAATTTTTAATTTTGTAGAGTCTGCACCGGATATAGCTTTTACTTTCATTCCACCAACAAATACATCACCTTGTGATTTTCTGCCTTCAGTATCACTTAGGTTTTTTGATTTATTTATCACGGATTTAACGGCATCTGCTTTTCCTTGCTCATAAAAATGAGCTGCAATCTTATCTACGTTTTCAGCAGCATATATAGCTTTATGATAACCTTTAGCGTCTTCCACGTTACCTTCGCTGTCTAGGAACTTCCCGACAAGGTTTGTTATGTTTGACTGGCTTTCGGCTACTTTTTCACGATTAACAACATTGTACTTATATCTTTTATCTCCAACTTTAATATCGAAACCTTCGAAATTGTTATCAAATAAGCTTTTAGTCTTTTGTTTAAATAGGTCGTGTTGTTTTTCAGCTATTTCCTGCTCTTCATTATATCGATTGAAAAAATCCATAGCTTTTTGTTGGTCTTGAGTTACGCCGGGTCTCAACTTGATTTCGTCGTAATATTTGCTCTTAGTTTCCTCTAAAAAGTTTTTAGCTTTTGCAATCTCTTCTTTTTTAGCGAGTTTTTTCTTTTTGACTTCTCGCTCTTCGTCTAAATCTGTATCATAATCAAAGTTCTCTTCCATTATGAAATTAATTTCTTCTAAATCTAAATGTGGTTTAGATTTTTTGTAATATTCTTTTAAAAGAATATCATCGTCTACGTTTGTATAATCAGCGTTTAATCTAGTGTAATCTTCTATAGTTCCACCAGTTTCTTCCATAAATGAAACTAATTTTTCGATGTTTTCTGGTAATGCTTTACCTAAAACTCTTTCGTCTCTTATAGCTTCTTTTACTTCTCTTACTTCTTCTTCAGTTACTTCTTTGATTGGAGAAAACCCTTCAGTAGTCTCGTTGGACTCTTGTACAGATTCTCCCATCTCTGCGCTATTTCCGGATGGTTTTTCCACAGGTACTTCTTTTGTTTCTCCGATTTGAATGGCATCTTCCTGCTTTTTAATTTCAACCTTAGTAACGTTGTTAGGTACTTCTACTAAAGGTTCTTTTGAATTAATGTTAACTTTAGTAACATTGTCTTTTGTTTCTACTAGTTTTTTAGGTGTTGTTTTCTTTTTGATTTTAAACTCACCTTCCTGCTTAACAGGTTCATTTGTTTTTGTTTCCATAATATAATAAAATTAAATAATTAATAAATTTAAGCTTGCGGCTCTTCTTGAGTTGCCATAGCTGATTGCTCTGGCTCTTCATTTTTTTCAAAGTCTATAGGTAGTAAATTGTTTTTTCTTTGGTCTATCATTTTACTTTGTTGCGTACCTTCCATTTGTATACGCTTGTCTTTAGCTTCTTCTTGCTGGTTTTTTAATTCTTGCTGTTGTTTAAGTTGCATATTAGCTAATTCAACGTCGAATCCATGTTGCATTTGCATTTTCTGCATATCAAGTTGAGCTTGAGTTTGCATTTTTTGAATCTCCATTTGAGTTCTTGACTGCTCGTATTGAACCTTAGAACCTGATATAGCCTCTTGCTTTTGAACCTCGTGCATTGCTATTTTTTCATTAGCAGCGGCTTGAGCTTCGCTTTGAGCTGCTATATTAGCTTGAGCGTTTTCTTGTTCTTTAACAGCTTTTTGTTTGCGTTTTACTTTTAAAAGCTGGTTAGCTAATTTAAGATTTTTTATCTGTCTTAAATCAATAGCGTCTTCTAAATCAATACCACCTTGTTGTAAAGCTACTTGTATGTTTTGTTCTAGTTGTTCTTTTTCTTCTTCGTCTGGTTCTAGTTCTAAGAATATTCCAAAATCATGAAGATTTAAATTAACAACTTCTTTTAAAGTGTTTACATTGTAACTACTTATAGAGTTAACTAGTGATTCAGCTGTTAGTGGAAACTCTAAAGCATCTGCTACCTTAAGAGCTATGTTCTCTGCAATTCTAAGCGTTAAATAAGAACCAGCTTGTTTTATGTGTCTAGTAGCTACATTAGAAGCGTTAGCGGCCATCTTTTGTAATCCTACTAAAGTGCTCTTGTCAGGCGTACTACCATCTCTAGCTTCATTTAATCCAGTGACGTCACGTATCATTTGTAAATAATACTGATACGTCTGTATAAGACTTTGTATTTTACCTTGGCCACTAGAGCTATTTAATTCTTGTATAGGGATTTTTCCAGCATTCATGTCGCCATCTTGAGTAAGTGATCTACCCACTATAGAACCTGTTTGGAAATACATGTTAAGCGCTTCTGCTGGATTATAATTAGTTCCATTACCAAGATCAACCTCAGCTAAGCCGTCCATATCTAAATAAACACCGTCTGGTACTATTCTAGACATTACTTGTTGTAGCTTTAAATGAGTTAATTGTATCATATCAGCAAAACCAATACATTTTCCAACTAGTGACTCTATTCTACCTTTATATATTCTAGGCGCACAAATAGAATAATTCATTTTAACCTTAGTAGTGTCAGCATAGGGTCTTGACATGTTCTTAGCAAGTTCCCATTTAAGTATCGTATTTGTTCCTAAAACTTTAGCTCCACTATATAAAACCTCTATAGATCTTGAAACTCTTTCAAAGCTATCGTTTTCTGGTGGATCAAAACTATCATCTTTTTCAATAGCTTTCATTAAACCTTGATCTGTTTGTTTTATTTTAAATACTTGATTGTGGTAGGTTTTATAATCAAAATAAAGAACTTGAACGGTATTACTATCATAATCACCCCAACCAGTTATATAAGATCTATTGCCGGGCATATTTTGTATACGTTCTAATTCTTCATTAGATAAGTCTGGAAATTCTTTTTTAAGTTCCGATATTGTTATAGCTTTTATTTCACCTACGTAGTATATGTCTTCAAAATTAGGATCTTCAGTGTATGAATAAACCATGTAAGCCGGGTCTACGTAATCTATAGTTATTCCGTTAGCTAAGTTAAAACTTGTTTTAGCAGCAGAAATACCAAGAACAGTTAAGTCCATGTTTAATCTACGCTTTATTAAATCATATTTATTTTGAGCCATAACAGAAGATATAGCCTCTTCTTCTGCTATTTCTATAGACTGCTTATAACTAAGCTGCATATGTAATTCTAGCTCTTCATCACTCTCTGGAAGTTGATCTGGATTTGGAACTTGATATAAGTCTATACCTAAGGTTTCTTTTAATCCCTCTAAATAATCTTTAGCTAGCATATCTTCATATATTCTAGAAGCATAAGCAGTTCTTTTCTTTATAGAGTCAGGATCTTGAGCATAAGCTTTTATGTCATAAGATCTGGATGAAATACCATTAACAACTATGTCCACAAATTTAGACAATATTGGAACTGGTTTCCAGTCTAAATTTAAATAAGACAAATCACCATTAATAGATAATTCATCTTTATACTTCTGTATAGACTGCTCTCCCCTTGCGTATAATCTTAATTGATGATAGTTATTCCAACTAGTCAAGTATCTATTTCCAGTTGTTCTACCTTGCGAAAACCACTCTCCCTCTATGGCTTGTGCCACTTGCTTACCGTATTCAATACTAGCTTTTTCTGCGTCACTAACTACTTGGCTAGGAAATGAAGTTCTCGTATTAGTATATATATTCATTAATTTAAAATTTTTGATACTGATCCTTTATTGTCGTATTTTTTAATACCTAAGTCAACTGGTTTTAATTCTTTTTTATTAACAGGAGAATACCTGTGTTTGTTACAAGCCATTAAGGCTAATCCAGAGCTAATAGAAGCATCATGAGTTGTTCTATTGTTTATGTTAAATTGAGACCAGTCTTCTAATGTTCTTTGAAAATAAACATCACCGTATCCTGTTTCTTTTAAACCCACAAAATGTTCTACGTAAGTTTCTATTGCTGATGCATGAGCTTGTTTTATATCTTCACTTGAATTAGGTATTCCACCTATTTCTCTTTCAGTTACAGACAGTTTGTTTCTTTTTTTATCTGGTCTATTCATAGCAAAGCCTCTATAGCCTCTGCGTTTAAAATAATAAAGTAATCTAGGTTTATTGTTTTCTGCTAATATTGGCATACCATAAAAAATGCAAGCCATTAATACGTCTTCAAAAAATATCTCAGCAGTTTGTGGTCTAGCTATGTATTCTAAAAAGAAATGATTAGGAGGCACTTCTTCCATGCTAAACTTAGTTAAACCGTGTAAAGATCCATTAGAACCTTTACCGTCTACTGTTCCTGATATATCATATGGATCACAACCAAATGCTCCGCAATGCTCATTACCAGGATAATTAACTCCATTTTTTAAAAACCTTTTATTTTGTAGATGCACAGGTGGAACCCATGTTATATAGAATCTACCACTTTTGTTTGGAACAAATATAACTCTAGTATCTTTTTCTCCATTTTCCCACTGAAAACTTCCTTGTGTAACATTTATAGAGTTTTTAATATCTTCGTTGTAATCTATTTGTTGATATATTTTAGTTAAATTAAATAAAGATTGTTTAGACTCGTCTCTAAACGCGTGTTTTGTAGTGCGTGGAAACTGTCTATAAAATTCATTTAATCCATCTTGATCATCTTTTAATCCTTCAACCTCGTTGTCCCAATATTCTACTACACCTATGTTTATTTTATCACCGCGAGGTCCTTCAGTAGGTTTTTTCGGTGTATCGAAGACAGGTAAGCCATAAGAATCAATGTATCCTTCGTAGTTCCATTCCATAGGTATGAACAAAGAATAGAGTCCTGAGCGAGTCTGTCCATTGGCGTTTCTTTTTGTAACGTCCGAATCATCGTATAGTTTCTTAAAATTTCTACCTCCTTTATCTAAAGCGTTTGACGTACTTCCCATCATACACTTACCAATAACTCTACTACCTAATCTAAGGGTGGTTTTCGTAACACGCCAGTTGTTGAGGATGTTGTTCGGCCTTTCCCACTTCCCCGATTCATCGTGGACGAGGAGCCTGAGTTTCTCTCCATCATATGCATTGTCGCCGGTATTCTTCCAGTCGATGGTGGTGTCAAGACCGGTGATTTCTTTGGTGGCTTGATTGGAATCAAGTTTTCTACGGGTAAATTTGGAAGCGGGGACTCTATAGGCAAGTTCGGTCTTGGGCCTGTCCATACCGTCCTGGATCGGTTTGAAGAAGAATGGATAGTTAACGGATATTGGTACCACCTTATCTGTGAACATCTTCTTAGCATCGGCACCAGATTTGGACAATATGCCGTACCGTGAATCCGTGGATATTGTAGCAAGGTTGACCGATTCAGCTGAGGACATAAATGAAAAGCCTGATCGACGGTTTTTAAGATAACACATTCCATAAGACCGTGTGTCTGATTTACAAGCTT